AATATCTATTATAAAATAAAATTTGTTAAATGTCAACCGCCCAGTAGAGTAGCAAAGGTTATGTGTTGTTCTAGATTAGTTAAAAGATCTTCTACTGTTTTAATCAGTTCTTGATATCGCGATGTTTGTTTTTTAAGTCGACGACACTCTACGCTTTCCATATCTGCTCTCACTATAGCAACATCAATGGTTTTGACCATTTTAAGTAGGTCCCGCCGGGCTATTTTGTTTTTAACTGTGGCAATTTGCCGTTCGGCGCGATCCAAGCGTTGAAATAATTCGTCCATTTTGTAATTATACTAGCTTTTGAATTACTAGTCAATAATGCCCATAAATACATGACTATGCCACGCTTATCGCTATACCGCCCTAATAGAACCAACGACTATCAATTTCTCGACCGCACAATTAGTGAAATGTACACCGTTGGCGGGCTTGACGTTTATGTTCACAAATATCTAGGTCCCAAGACAGGAGATGCCGGAAATAATGATGCCACACTACCTGTGTATGATACCACTAATCCCTTGTTTGTCGAAGATCTATTGTTGGGCGAGAACCGAGATCGCTCGTACGACCCGGATGTTTTTATTATGCGTGGTGTATATCGTGTTCAAGATATTGATTTTGATTTAAGTCAATTTGGACTATTTTTAAACAATGACACATTGTTTATTACTTTTCACTACAATGACATGATTGATACATTTGGTCGCAAACTCATGTCAGGCGATGTTTTGGAATTTCCTAATTTAAAAGATTACAATCCTCTTGATACCAGTTTATCAAAAGCATTACCACGGTATTATGTTATTCAAGATGCTGCATTTGCCAGCGAAGGATTTTCAGTTACTTGGTTACCACATTTGTGGAGAGTCAAAGCAACTCCACTGGTAAATGCGCAAGAATTTCAAGATATTGTAAATCAACCGTTCATGCCACCAAACATTTGGGATTCGGGAAATTTTTATCCCAACGGAGAAATTGTACAGGACGGCAACCAATATTATCAAGCGGCGCAAAATGTTCCGCCCGGAACACCTATTACTGATACAAACTACTGGACACCAATTGACCATCCTACCACAGTCGGCGATGTTGATAGTACTCGTCCAAAAGATCTTGTCATTAACGATGCCATACTAACTCAAGCCTATGCCGAAGTTCCACTGTCTGGATACAGTACTGTAAAATTTTATATTTTACCAACTGGGTTAAACGGTGAGCCAGATTCTCCAGGATTAAACACCAGCATGGGCGATCCTACGACCGATGGTAGCCAAACCGGCGAAGGCACTAGTCCCACATCGTTTGGTTATACTATGGGCTATCTAACAGGCAGTGTGGATCCTGAAACCGATTATTTAATTCCACCTAATGGCCTGCCGGTCACACCTGGAGTAAATTTTCCATCCAATCCAGTCACTGGTGATTATGCCTTACGGTTAGATTACTTTCCCAATCGTTTGTTCCGATATGATGGAGCTAAATGGATCAAAATTGAAGAAAATGTTCGGACCGATCTTGACTTGGCACAGGGTGCTCTTACTCAGCGAGCCAGCTTTGTTAATAACACCTACACGGTATCCACCACAGATATGGGCAATATACCAAGTCGTCAGAGTCTCAGTGAAATCCTTAAACCGCAAGCCGACAATGGCGATCAAGGCGGTAATATTACACCACCTAACCCAAGACCTCCAGGAAGATAACTCATGGTTCAATTTTTTTACGACGAACAGATACGTCGGTTCTTGTTACAGTTTGCTAGAATTTTTAGCAATTTTCAAGTTGAATATGGTCGCAACGAGGAAGGAACCAACCATACCTTGATTCGAGTTCCTGTAAAATATGGCGATTGGTCCAGGCAGGCGCAAACAGTTTTGCAAAATAACAGTGCAAGCACCATGCCTAGCACCCCACAGATGACATTTTACATAACCAAGTTGGAGTATGATCGTCCTAGAATTCAGGAACCTAATTTTGTGAGTACCATAAGTGTTCGGCAACGCACATACGATTCCAATACCGACACCTACGAAACTACACAAGGAAACGCATTTACTATCGATCGTCTCATGCCGGTACCGTTTAAACTGACACTAAACTTGGATATATGGACTAGTAATACCAATCAAAAAATGCAATTATTAGAACAAATTCTTGTGTTGTTTAATCCATCTTTAGAAATACAAAGCACAGATAATTATATCGACTGGACCAGTTTGACCACTTGTGATCTTGAAAACGTAACCTGGACCAGCCGCACTATCCCAGTTGGTACCGACAATCCGATTGACATAGCTACCTTAACATTCGGCGTTCCTATTTGGATCAGTAGTCCTGCTAAAGTTAAAAAATTGGGTGTGGTTGAACGTATTGTTGCAAACATTTTTGACAGCAACGGCGATGCAAGTAACGCTATATTGGACAACGATTTACTGCTCGGTACCAGACAAATTTTTACACCGTATGGATATCAGGTACTGTTAATCAACAACAAGTTGCAGGCATTAAGATCACAAGATGTAGTCGATCAACCAAATTATAGTTTAACACCACCGGACTCCCCACAAACCAATTTAATGTGGAGCTCAATAATTGACATGTATGGAACTTTACGGCCGGGAATCAGCTATGTAAGTTTAGAGCAAGAAGATGGCACAGAAGTAATTGGAACTGTAGCATTTGATCCAACTGACGATCGATTTTTATTATTCACTGTTGACGAAAACACTGTTCCAGGAAACACATTGCCTCCGTTAAATGCTGTGATCAATCCGTTAAGAAATGGTCCAGGAGATGGGTTGGTGCCAGCTGCTGCTGGACAACGTTATCTTTTTACCGAAGCAACCGGCACGTGGGATCAAGGAAACGCTGCTGCATGGGAAGGACTACAAGGACAACCCTTAGTAGCTCATGCCAACGACATTGTTGAATATGATGGACAAAGATGGACTGTGGCATTTGACTCAACATCTAGTCCAAACAATCAACAATATGTAACCAATATTACCACAGGCATTCAATACGAATGGACTGGAAAATCTTGGATCAAATCATATCAAGGACTGTACCCAGGAGGCGCATGGAATCTAGTGCTGTAAATGCTGTGGGAATTTGGTTTTATTCCATAGCCACCCAACGATACTTGTATCTTATGCGTAACGATCCCAAACACCCAGATACCTGGGGATTGCCTGGCGGCCGAATTGAAGAAGGCGAAACATTGATCAATGCCATTGTCAGAGAATGCACCGAAGAGTTAGGAGCCATGCCAGAATATATTAAATTGGTACCTTTAGAAAAATTTACCACAGCAGATTCAGGTTTCGCATATCACACATTTTTTTGCAGTGTTGCCAACGAGTTTACGCCTGTACTAAATCACGAACATCAAGGGTGGGCATGGGTGACATCGGGCACTTGGCCCAAACCCATGCACCCGGGTTTATGGAGTACTGTAAATTTTGACGCTGTACAACACAAAATACAAACAATCGAGCAACAGGTTCAAACATCGCAGTAACTAAAAAATTGTTTATAATAAAGACCTTCAACGTTTGGTAACTCAAACAATGTTGCAGGTATATTGGATTGTTCGCCAACCAAGAAAAATTTCACAGCAGGATATGCTGAAAATACTTCAAGTAGGTCATTGATCCATCTAGGATTGGCCTTATCGGTGTCATTGGTATATCCTAGTAAAAAAACTTCTTTATGCCCATCAAAGGCTGCTAGATATGGAAGAATTGCCCGAGATACCAAATGTGGTGCATAAGGAATAAGATAAAATAATCCAGGATTTGCTATACAATTTCTAGCAGTAGTATAAACAACATTGTTTTCATAATACGCAGATTCTTTCAACAGTTGTAGTTTGGTTGGATCTATTTCTACTGCAAAATCCAACGGCATTTCTAAAGCAATGCCACTAGTTCCATAAGTTTGTAATTTTAAACTACTGAGCAGACCGCCGCGATGCCGTTGTAAGCGTGTGTAGTCGTACTGTTCTTTGGCACTGGTATCTCCAATACAAACAGCGCGACCACTGATGTGCTGATTGACAATAGGATTTGGAATCCATTCGCGATTTTCTGTTCGTTTGCCAGCGCCCCATTGCGTTTTTGTAATGACAAATTCGCCAGGGTAATCTTCTCTAAATCTAGCTTCCATTAAAATCTACCCACAGCTATTTCAATTACGCCCACATCAGTTGACAAGTAATTTTCAAGAGATTTACCAATAATACAACCAGGTTGATAAAAATCTTTGTCTAATACTGTGGCAACTCCAGGAATGCCGGAACTAACCAATCTATCACCCTTGCGTATTGTTCCTACCACGCGGCAAGGAACTCGTCCGGTTAATGCCACAGGTAAGACATGTGTTCCGGCTTGTGTGCTATTCATTAGATATGCTGGATCTGTTGAAATAATGCCAGCAACACTAGGATCATGACTTTTGTTTGAAATAGTAATTTCGCTAGATCCACCAAATACCACCACAGTTCCAGGAGGATAATCTTGATCTGCAACATACATCTCTGCCAAGTCAGCGTATTGTGCTGTTGTTGCTTTGGCAAACACAGTGTTAAATGTATTACCACTAGCACCAATATTACCAACTCCACTGGTGCCACCGTTAATAATAGCAGTCAATGGACTACCTGTAATTGTGTGTGCTCCAGAACTTAATGCACCGCTGGTCGTTAATGATGAGCCAACACTTGTAATATTTGGTTGTGATGCTGCGGTTACTGTGCCTGCTGTAGTAGCTGAGGTAGCTGCTCCAACTGTGAGTGAGGCAGCTGTTCCGGTTAAACCAGTGCCTGCTCCGGTGAATGATGAGCTGGTTACAGTACCGGTAGCACTGATCAATCCAGCTGTTAAAATGTTTCCATGTATAGCATTGCCAGTCGATGACATCAGACCAGCTGTGGTGATGTTGCCACCAATCACGTTGGCAGTGGCACTGACTGTTAAACCTTGTACAGTGGCAGCACTGGTTATGCCTCCAGTGGCTGAAATCAATC